AAGGAACTCAAGGTTCTGTTTGAAAAAGCCCAGGTAGGCAATCTTTCGATTGCGATGGCATCTCGGACTCGGATGGATTTTGAGACCGGGTTGTTCCAATCAGGATCAGGGTTTGACAAAAATTTAGAGGAGAACAGACAGAACTTCAGAATACAAGATGCTCCCCAAGACCGAAGTGAGTTCATCACTCAGATGGACACCTACTTTGAAACTCTGATCAATACGCATTCAGAAGGGCTCAATTCAGCCCAAGAGCAAGCATTCCGGAAATCAGCACTCGACATTGTTGCTGGAGAAAAACTCCGAAGACTGAATGAATTTGAGAAACGATCTATTGATGCTGCAAGGGCAAACTATAACCGAGAACTCAGTAACATCCTAAGTCTGAATCTGTCGAGAGACGATGCAATCAATCGGGTAACTCGACTAGTTATCGACTATGGGCCGAATGGGAAAAGAGCCTTTGATGAAGAAACAGGGATCAAGCAACTCGGTACAGCAGAACAGATTTACGATAACGAATTCGCAAACCGTCTCATTGACACAGATCCAGCAGAGTTCCTTCGGCTTTACGAATCCCAGAAAATCGGTGAAGAGTCCTTCCTTCCAAGTCTGGACCCGAATAAACGAGAGATCCTCCGACAGAGAGCAGAAAGCGAACTGAAAAGTTTAGTTCAAAAGGGCAGATCCGAAGCAGTCACTGCAGTCCAGAGCACCATCAATGAAATGCTCAATCCTCGGACAGATCTAGTTCGGTTGAAGGCAGACTTTGTAACTCAGATTGCTTTTGTCCCAGAAGAAGACCAACCGAAATACATTGTAGCGATGGACTACTACGAGTCCTTGCGTCAGTTGATGCCGAACCCATCGAAGACAAACAAACCGTATTTAGAGCAATTACTTCTTCAGAAAGATCCAGACTACTACCAATCAGAAACAGACGGGAGAGATCCAGCCATTGAACTGAAAAGAGCCGGGTTTATGAAGTTCCGGAACTACATTAATGGAATCATGGAACTTAGAGAAAGCAACGGTGGTTTGTTCTGGAAGCAATCTCATCCAAATGCAGATCCACTGGAGCAGTCTTCCATTTCCGGAAATATCCAAGAGCAACTTCGGTACTTGGGAGCAGACCCAAGAAAACTGAATCAACTAATCCGGGTAGGCAAGATCAAGCTCATGGAGAACAATGACATGAACAACATGGTCCTGAGTCTTCAAGGGTTGCCATCAGGTACAGAATACAAACAGGCATATAGCGAGATTATTTCAAAGTCTGGAGCATTTGCACCGTATGTCCTGGAAAAACTTGGTAGAGACAAACGAGAAGGTGGACTTGGGATTGAGCCATCTGACTACTTTTATCATGTCATCCGAGATCCTGCGATACTGGAGAACCTCCGTAGTTCCGTATTGAACCGAGAGCAGAACAACAAGCAGTTCCGAGAAGTGATGGGAATCCAGCAGGTTGATTTCAATACTCAGGTCCAGAACCACAGCAGCATCAGCAATTTTAGAGCATCGTATCCGATGAGTAACACATCGGTTTCTGCTTTTGTTTCCAGTTCCATTGAGATGGTCAAGGGCTATGCGATGGAGTTGAAGAAACGAGATCCAAGTCTAGGAGTCAGTGAGGCCATTGACCGGGCCACCACTCATTTGATTGATACGAACTATGCCTTTGTAGAACCGAAGTATGCTGGAGGAACCGGACGGATGGTCCGAATTCCTAGAACAGAAATGGGCGAGATTACCGATGAGGGGAAGTTTGAAGATGCTCTCAGTGTCTTTATCACTGAAGTCCAGGAGAACATTGAAGACCCGTTGATCAGAGAGACCTTTGCTGACCGGGAGTGGGCATGGTTCAACGATTCGATGGATCAGGGGTTTGATCTCTACACCAGAGTCCAAGGAGGGTTAGACCGATGGGTCAAGGTAGAAATCGGGGATAATGACAAACAACCTCTGATCCCGTATTCCAAACTCCGTGTCATGGCTGAAGATCCGAAGGTTGCAGAGAAAGCACCTGGGTTTATTTCAGATGTTCCCGTAGTCGGATCGGTTGTGGAGACCTTGGATGATATGGGTGCTGGAGGTGTCGGTCTTCAAGAAGGAGCAAGAAGAGCAGGAAAGACCAGCAAGGGAACAGGGGTTCAAGGCTTTAGTACAGAGAGAGCAGCAGAACAATTGGAGCAAGCAGGAGAATCTATCGCAACAGGAGTCGATACGCTGAAGGGAACGCTTCCTGGGGTAGTGGATGGAGTGGTTGATTTCTTTGTGGAGTCTGAAGAAGAAAGAGCCGAAAGGATCGCAGAACGGAATGAACGATTCAAACGAGTGGCGGAAAGGGAAGCCAAGAGAGCAAAGAAAACAGAAACACCCAAGGCAGAACCCGTAGCGACTTCAACGGAAGAGATCAGTCAGATTGAGAACGAGATTGCAGGACTTGGAGACTTCCCGAATTCAGATGTAGTCAAGAGACTGCTTGCTGTAGCGAAGATCGCCAGTGAAAAGGGAGAGGACAATGCAGAAAAAATCATTTCAGACTCTTTAACCAAGATCCGTTCTTTAATTGCTCAAGAAAAAACAAACCGAGAGAACATGAATGATGTTCTGAACTCTTTGAAGTCTAAATGATCTACGTTCCCGAAACCGACTATGTCGGAACCGAAACAGCCGTACAGAACTACGATCCAAGTTTTGGTTTTCTAGCCAAAGAAGCATTCCGGTTGGGACTACGGGATACGACTATTTCGTTGGCTGCTTCGTTGGAAGCAATGACGGAAGCCGAAAAGGAAGGGAAGATCTCCAGAGAAGAGTACGAGCAGTCCAAGTTCTTTGATCCGGATATTAAGTACGATGATTCGTTTACTTATGCCAAAGCCCGGTTGCTCAAAGAAAGAATGGAGCAGGAAAGACTCTACGATTACTACCTACAGCAGATGTCTGGGTTGGACTATGTCGCAGGATTCACTGGTCTTATTGGAGGATCGATTCCAGATCCCATCAATTTTATTCCGATGTTGGGAGCAATGAGCAAACCAGCAAGAGCACTGGAGTATGCCGGAGTAACGAGCAAGGTAGCCAGACGAGGGATGTTGGGAGCAGCCGATGCTGCAATTGCTTCAACCTTGGTCTCTCCATTACTGATGGCTGAGAGGGGAACGTACCAACAAAAGTACGATGTACAAGATGCTCTGATTGATATTGGATTGGCTACCGGGATCGGGTTCGGATTCGGATCACTCCTCGGAAGAATTAAGCCAGACGATAGTTTTCCTCCAAGAGCCACTACCGTTGAAGATGTAAAGACTTATGCTCCGGAGTTATCGAATCAACTAGACAACATGCTCCCCGAAGATCGGCTTTATGCAAACCGGATGATGGACTTTGTTGAAGGGGTCTCTCCGGATATGAGAGCAAGAGCAATCTACAAGGCCATGTCCCAAGTCGGTAGAGATGAATCGATCAATGTCAATGCTGAGATGCAACCTGTCCTGAGTCAACGGGATGTCCAGAAAGCACGGATCACCGGGACATACTACAACGAGAGTCCAACCCGAAGATTTACGGAAGATGCAGTCCAGGTAGCAGAAACAGAAGTTCAGCCCAGTAAAACGATTGAACCAGACTACACGGTAGCCAGGACAGAAGACCCGATCCCCTTGGTGGATGACTTGATTGAAGCAGTAGAGAAGCAGACGGATGATGAACTCGATACCGGAATACGGGAACTGGAGACTCAGAATCTGTTGCCAGATGAAGATGCCAGAGAGTTAGTCCGATTAGAAGACCTGACCACTCCAGAGGCACAGAGAGAAATTGAAGAGTACTACGGCAACCTTGCGTATTGTGTGATGCGAAATGACTAAGAAAGATCCCTGTCTGAATATAGCAGTCAATGAGAAGTTCGGGGTCTCCGAGGACGTTGCCAAGGATCTGGTAGCCCGGTTGAAGAAAGAGAGTGCTTTGTTGAAGGGAGATCCCCAATACGAAGTCAAGATGAGACGGGCAGCAGGAGAGATGTCGGACAAGATGAAACAGGCTTTGTCCTTTGCAAAACGAGCACGGAAGTCCCAGGCAATTATCAATTCCAAACTGGATCAGAGGATTGTCAACAACCCGAATGCAGCAAAGGCACTCAAGCAGTACATCGCAGGACACCAAACTTTTAAACGAGGTCAGGCTGGATTCCAGGAACTTGATTCAATTGCAGGACAACAGGCTTCCAAAAGACGAGAACGTCTGGGTCGAGTGGTTCATGCACTTGGAGTCCGAGGAGCATTTGCTCTAGCAAGACCATCCTTGTTTGGCAGGAAGTATCCGTTTGGCCAAGGTCTCTTCGATGATGTGAATTTCCATCGGGACTTGGTCTTAGAACTCTTTGATGCACCGAAAACAGGCAGACCTGCAACGAACAATGAACTAGCTCAGAAGATGGCCAAGGCCATCATCTCCGAAAAGAAGGAAATGATCACAGGACTCCGGGCTAATGGAGTCAACATCGGTTGGTTGGCTGATCACGTGACCACTCAGTATCACGATAGTGTAGCGATTGCTTCCGGTGGTTTTGAAGCAGGAATCCTCAAGAAAGGATTGACGAGAGCAGAAGCAAAAGATCGGTGGATCAAGAGACTCTATGACCCAGAAAACGAATCTCAGGGACTTCTTGATATCGACAGAACCTTTGTCAAAGCATCCGGTGAATTCGTTAGAGATCCAGACCAAAGACTAGAGTTCCTTTCAGCCGTATATGACAACATTGTCTCCGGAGACCGACACGTACACGAACTAGTTCCCACTGAGGCAAACGTAGGTCAGATGTCCTTGGCTTCCAAGGTCTCTCAGTCTCGTCAACTCCATTTCAAAGATGGAGACTCCTGGTTGGCGTACAATAACGAGTATGGACATCGGAATCCGGTAACCGCAGTTCTAACCGGAGTGGAAAGACTCTCTGATGACCTGGAACTGATCAATCGATTAGGGCCGAATCCGGATGCAGCTTTCAAGAGACTGATGTCGAATGTGGAGATGAAAGACTACGACAAGAACAAGGTCCAGGCAGATTTCGATCTGGTTTCTGGGAAAGCCTTTGAGATTGCAAATCCGTCCTTGCACCAGTGGGAAACCGGGATTGCTTCGTTGCAGACCATGTCAAAGCTGGGTAGTGCCGTATTCAGTGCATTCAGTGACCCGATCTACACGGCATTCACTAGGAGTTACCACGGGGTCAACATCTTCAGTGCGTATTACGATACCTACCGTACTGCATTGGGGTCTCTGGGGAACAAAGAAATTAAGGAGTTCGGAACTCTACTTGGACTTGGACTAGAAGGAGCAGTTGGATCTTCAGCAGCCCGGTTCGCACCAGCCCGATCAGCAACGCAATATGTCTCCGGAGCAACGGATAACTTCTTCCGGTGGAACCTGTTAAACGGGTGGACCAACTTCATGCGGCAAGGTGCGGCTTACATGATGGCTAGGGACATGGTCAATGCGGCAAAGAAACCGTGGAACCAGTTAAATGAACGCTATCGTTACGTCCTCTCTCAGTATGGGATTACGGAAGGAGATTGGGAAGTCATCAAGAAGTTACCAAGAACAAAGGTTTCCGGGATTGATATCATCTCTCCCCATGGAGTCCGACAGGCTATTGAAAAGGGAGCAGTAGCACCAAATAATGTAGCCCGTACCCGTGAGTTAGCAGACAAGGTTCAGATGTTCCTCGTTGGGGAAAATACGATGGCTGTTATTGAACCCGGTGCTGCAGAACAATCGTTCATGAGACGGATTCCTTTCGGTGGAGAAGGAGCAGGAAAAGCAGGTACGGCTAGTGGAATGGCAGCAAGACTTTTCTGGCAGTTCAGAGGATTTCCATTATCAATGATGATGAGGAACTTCCCCAGGGTTGCCCAGATCGGTGCTCCTGCGATGTTTCATCTACTTCCGATGGTTGGGATTGGCTATGCTGTAAAGTCCGCTAAAGACCTAATGAAAGGCCGAGAACCACTAGATCCAAGGAACCCAGATCACATCTACAAGATTGCTGTTTCCGGAGTATTGCAAAGTGGGTTCGGTGGACTAGCTGGAGATTTCCTAATTAACGATGTTCGGAAGTACGGACACGGACTTGCTGATTTATTGGGCGGACCTACAATAGGAACTGCTCAAGATGTTTTTGCTGTGCTTGGCGCTACGGGTGCAGTCATCCGAGGAGATGAGGAGATTGGAGAGATTGCAGAAACCACTTGGAAACTGTTTAAAAACAATACGCCTTATGTTAACTTTTGGGCTACTAGAACCGCTTTTGATTACATGATTGATTACCAAATCCGTGAAATGTTAAATCCAGGTTCATTAACAAGAATGCAAAATCGATTTGTTAGAGAGAACAATCAGAACTTTATGCCAGGATTCTCTCCAGCAGAAGTGGTTCCGTATGGAGGAAGTCTATGACAGTCTCGGTTTTAAGAAATCAAGTTCAGTATACTGGTAACAATTCGACAACTGCCTTTACTGTCAGCTTCCCGTACACCGAAAAATCTCAGGTCAAAGTTTATCT